GGTGCGATATACCCGTTTTGCGCTCAGTTTCGAGTGCAAATGGTTTGTACTGCTTTATAAATTCCTTTGGTGTCATTGCTTATTATTAGAAGTTTGAGAGTTTTCGAGTGATTCTGACGTTTCAGACTTTTCAGTCATATAATTGGAAATAGTTTTAGCAACTTCTTCTAAGTTTTCGCGATTGATAAATACTTGCTGAATTGCTTGTCCTGCTCTATCTAACCGCACTTTATCTTCGGCTTTTTCGCGTATAGATTTGATTTCGATAGCGCAGAGCACTAACGCCATAAAGAAAGTGACGAATGGAAAAAGCCACAACGACGTTTGATAATAAATTTCTAAATACCAAGAGAGTAACCCATAAATACTATCAACAATACTACAAGCGATGAGCAGGTTGTAATACTGCGCCATCTTGGCAATGGTACGCCTATAACCGTAAGAGGTTCGTGTCTCGCCATTACGTTTAGCCTTACGTAAGCCACTCCAGAGGTCAGCGAATATCATAAGGAGTACAAGAATATAAATACCGAGTAATATCCAAAGAATTACAAATATTTTTTCCATTTAGTTTACTTTTTAACTATTTTTAGAGTTACTATTTCCTTTTTTTTGTATAGTTTACTTACTTTAGTTGAGCCATTTTTTCCATTAATTGTAGAATCTCCGTTAACATACACCATTTGTTTTCCATTACACAAATTCAATAAAATAGCAAACTAAAAACAATGCTATAAATATTATATTCGACAACAAACACCATATACTATTTGTTTTAACATCAATTTGTTGTTGTATATTATAATATCGATTAAACTGCCATCTTTGAACATCATCAAAATACTTTCTATCATTTTCTGTTAATGGAAACAATTGAAAGTAAGCAAATCCAAAAAATACAGCTATTGCTATTAAACACACCATTATACATAATAAAACATATAATTCGCTTAATAAACACATTCCTGCTAATATAAATAAAGGAAAAATAATATTAGCACCACGAGTCCAGTTATAAGTTGAACCAAAAACACGCACTATATAATCAAGTGCAAAAAATTTAATTACCAATTTTCTCATATTTGTCGTTTCTAAAAATTTAAAATATTAAGCATTTGAAACATATAATAAAAAATAATTATCTAACATCCAAGTTGAGAGTTTTGTTTGTTCATTTTGTTTCATAAAATTAAACCTTATATATTTATTATCTAAATGATATTGTATTAATGAATTATCTAAAGTATTATTGTTTAACATTGAACCTGTTGAATTTTTATCAAAAACTTGACCTGAATTTATAACTTTATCTGATGAAAATTCAATATATTCAATATGTTTATCATAATACCTTAACCAACTGTGCATCTCAACAGCAGTAATATTAAAATTAAATATAGTCCAAAAATTACCTTTTTGTATTGTAGTAACATCAACACTTTGCCAACCATTATCAACAAAATACATTGTCATTTTATTACAAAATTTAAAATCCCATATATATTGATGATTTATATTATTTTGCATTATCACATATCCAGTTTGATTATTACTTTGTCTGTGTGGAAATACATTTGGTAATTGTTCAAAATTTAAATTGATAATATTTCCTTTTATATCATCAACTGTATCTCGCAATTTTTCAACTCTTAATTCATCGACATCATCATAACCAACATCAAGCATTGAATAATCTTTCAACCATCTATTTTCAATAATTGATGTTTTAGTGTTGTTGTTTATTTTTAACTTAAATCCTGCAAAACCTCCAATTAGTAGTTCATTATATAATTGTTTTAAAAAATCATCAGTATATTGGAAAATAAAAAATTTATATGTATTTGTATTAATTTTTTTAAATTTCATTCCTTCTTCACCATCTTTGGTGAAAGTACAAGGAAATCTTTTCTTTTCTCCATTTATGAGCTTATCTATAAATAAAGTTATATATTCTAAATCAGGTAAATCAATTGATAGATTATTAATTTTTAAAACAACGCCTTTATTACTATATCCCCAATCAAAAAATTGTATACTATTCATTTTCTGTTTGTTCTAATAATTCAAGCCGACGTATTAATACACAGCTTTTTAATTTTTAAATATTTCTAATATCAATGTAACAATCGTTATCATATATACTTACTACTGCTGTACTGCCCTTTTTGCCGTTAAAAGTGTTATCACCAGTATAGATAATATTTTTGCTCTCACAAGTAAAAGTTACCACCCCTTCGTTAAATACTTTACGGAAAGAAGACGAACCTAAGTCACCTAACCCCTTTACATCAATATTAGCATTAACAGTGACAAAAAATATTAAATTTCGATGATTTTTATTTAATGAAACATTCCCAGTGATTAGAGAACCTACTTTTATTAAATCTTCGTATAGGGCTAAATCCTCAGGAGCAGGTGACCAATCTGTAGGTATATCACCAAATTCTATTTTAGGATTAGAGATTTCAACTTCTTCAGCTGTAATTTGAGAAAATATTCCAGAAACAACAACATCTTTTATTATTTTATTCGGAAGAAGAGTAAAAACTGTATAAAATCTTTGACCTTTAATAGATTTACCAACATCATCGGCGGAAACATTTAACCAATAATTAAAATACTGTGACGTGTCATCTGTAAAACTAATCGCACCTTCAAAACCCAATCGACTTTTTGGTGCAGTAGATGTTATATTCTTGTATCGAATGTAACAAGAAGCAACAATAGGTAATGTAGGCTGTTCATTCAATATTTTCTTAAAGTCGGGTGATATACCAATAACACCTGTTATAGAATTTACTGATGATGTTATTAAAGTTTGTTTAGAGTTTAATAAGTAATTTCTTCCACCTATCTGTAGATTACCAACAGCTTTTTTAAAAGCCTCAGATAATTCAGCAGAACTCCTTTCTATAAGCTTCTTGAGGTCTTGTGCCGTACCACTGTACCCACCACTTTGTAACGCGCTACTGATCTTCTTGCGTTCATCTTCAGGTAATATCACGGGTACATTTTGGTTGAATACCAAACGCTGTAGGGCTTCTTTGGCAGCAGTAGGGTTGTCATATACCACACCATCAATCTCTACCTCACTCACCAAGGCTTCGAGGATAGAGAAGTTAACATCGGAGGCTGAACGCACCACCAGGCGATCGTTATCTACTTGAGCTGTGAAGTTGCGAAGCACGAGTATACCATTGTACTCGAATACGTATTCTTGTAATTCTCCTGTAAGAGGATTTATTTTGTATTTTGGCTCCATTTGTTTAGGCTACTTATTATGGTGCAAAGGTAAATTACTCTTTATTTAATAAAAAGGACAAAAAAAAGACCCTGCTAAGGCAAGGTCTTACGGTACATTTTCCAAAGGTAGGTCTCTTCTTCTCTCTCCTGCACGAGCTCTATGGTAAAGCCCAATTCAGTGAGAGCTTCGTATACGTCGTGCTGATCTATAGGCTCAGTAGGCAATACCCCCAGAGCCATTTTCAGCACCTGCAGGGTGCTCTTGTACACCTGCTCACTATGTTCCTCCTCCTGCGGACTGTAATATTGCAGGAGGAGGGTTTTAAGGATTTCTTTGTAGTCGTTCATTTTTGTTAATTATTAAATCCGTTATAGTCTTTGTAAAATTCGTCTATCTGCTCTTTTTCGCGCAATACAATAAACGAGAGGGAAAGCATAAACGAAAGTACATCGCGTATAGTGTCTTTTTCATCGCGAGTGTTGATAACATTAGGGTCTTCGGTAGAGCGGATAATGGCAAAAAGTTCTTCCTGCTTGTTATCACAAATATCAAAATACGAGGTAACATTGTGTGTCCATTCTGATAGTTTAATGCCGAGCTCTTGGCTCAAGGCACGAGGCATTTTTTTATTATCGTTTTTCATAGTTACTTGTTTAAGTGTTTGTTAATAATTAAGTTGTTGATAGCTTCGGTAAGGGTAGGGGCGTAACTTTCTACTTTTTTACCAAAGAAAGTGAAGTGTAAGAACCATATGCCTTTGTTGTAACGCATACGCAATGAGCCACCCGCATCTTTGGCTAATGCCATAAGTTCAGGTTCGGGGTTTTCGGTACGTTTGATTTTCTTTAACGCTTTTTGTGAGAGAGTTTTAAGTTTTTCTTCCTCCCAGCGTTGTTTTACGATTTCGCGAAAGCGACGGCGCGCTACTTTTTGGCAGGCGCGCTCTTCTGAAGTTAATTCTTGACTTAACATAAGATATAAAAATTAAAAAAATCCGTGAGTGGGGGCTGTTAAGTCAAGTGCTGGAAAGCAGATTGATGTATAGCATTACGGCTATACAACCCCTTCACGGATTATATTATAAATAAAATGATGGATTTGCTGGATTTTACGCCAACACTTAACTTAACGGTGCAAAGGTACGAATAAAAAAATAACCTGCAAGTTTTTTGCAGGTTATTTTTTAAAAAGTTTCATTTTTTTATAACTTTGACCAAAGTAGCATTGAAATCAAAGTCTTCTACTTTCAGCACTTTAGGAATATTGCACGAGGAATTATTAGCATACCAAATAGGAGGATTTTCAAACCTTTCATAGTTCCTTTCAACACAAGTGGAATGCCAAATAACTATATAAATAGGATAAGCTAAAAATCCATCTTGAAATTCCAAGCCACAAGTAAAAGGAATAGTAGAGGTGTATGCAAAATCATTTTTATAATCAGAATAATTTCCTAAATAAGCTCCATAATCTTTCCATCTTTGAAACTTATACTTCATTTGTCCAATTAAATTTAGTACTCCATCTTTTAAATAATAAGCTAAAATCGGGCATAGCTGAGGGTTCTTTTCTGTAGAAGAAGTTATGGAAACCTTTGTACATATAAATGAGTTGCCTCTTTGTGCATCTCTGTAAAAGTAGGAATTTCCATAATCATCAAAAGCCCATCTCTTTTGAATATTAGTAGCAGAAAACTTAAAGTTTACTCCCGCAATATCTACATTATTAGTTTCCTTTAAAACTTTAAATCCTAAAGCCTTTTTAGCTTCTGCTTCTTTTTTTTCTGAAGAAATTTTTTCTTCGAGTTTGTTTACCGCTAATTTAGCAGATAAATATTCTTCTGAATTGGGAAATTTTTCAGAAAAACGGTGTAGCTTTACTTTGGCAGAATCTAAGTTATTCTCGTTAATTAAAGATTCAATTTCCGCGAGGCGATTCTGTGGAGTGTTCTGTAATTCAGAAAGAAGAGCTTTACATTCTTTGAGTTCTTTGCGTAAAGATTCGTTTTCTTTTTGGCAATTAGAGTTATCACACGCTATAATAGCTAATGTAGTACAGATGATTAAAAACTTTTTCATATTGTTTTTTTTTTAAATTTGTTAAAGGTCAAATCTTTATAGTGTTATTACATAAGTAAATCAAATACAAAATTACTTATAATATTTTTCTTCTGCAAATCTTTATTCACATTCTTTTACTAAATATAAGTTTATTTTTTCCTCTAAGAGCTCTTCTCCATTACAAATCACTTTAAAACCTAAATGATTTATTTTCATATAGGATATCCAACGGCGTATTATTACATCCATATATTGGGGGTCAAATTCTACCCCTCTACACGTTCTCCAATTCATTTCACAAGCAATTAAAGTGGAACCAGAACCAAGGAATAAATCTCCTACAATATCTTTTTGTTGTGAACTATTTTTAATAAGATATCCAATAAGCTCAATAGGTTTCATCGTTGGGTGGTCTGCATTTCTTTTAGGTCTGTCAAATTCGAGAACGGAAGACTGTTTTCTGTCGGTGTACCAAGGGTGTTTACCTTCTGATTGCCAACCATAGAGAATTGGCTGATGTTCTTTTATTTGTTCTACATCTTCAATTTCACCAACCAATATAGGTTCGTGCTTCATATGATAGTCTAACCGACCTAATACGAATTGATTCTTCACCCAAATTAATACATTTGAAATCTTATAACCAGCTTTTTGCATTGCTGTTCTAAAATTTACCGCTTCAGAATCCGAGTAAAAAATATAGGTAGGGCAACCAATCATTGAATGATTAAACGTGTTCTGATAAAATTTATAAAGAAACTCAAAAAATGCCCCATCACTCATTTTATCATTTTTAATTTTCAGTTTATCTTTAGTTCCTCCTTCGTAATTTACATTATAAGGAGGGTCCGTCACTATTAATTGAAAAATTTCATCTCCCAGCAGTTTTTTGTAGGTTTTTTCTTTGGTTGAATCACCACAGATAACCTTATGTGTAATTCCCTTCTGTGTTGAAACCAATTCAAAAATATCACCTTCCTTAGATTGAATGTTTTTAGGGGGTATAACATCTACCTCTTCTTCAACTTCTATCCTCACAGCGTTTTCTGATTGAATAAACTCATCAAATGAAGATATATCAAAACCTATTTCAGTGAGGTTAATGTCAGAAAAGAATTCTGATATTTTTTCATAGTCAAATTCACCATTGAGAATATTTGAGCGAAGATTGTATTCCTTAAATTCTTCTTCTGTAAGTTTTCTGTTAGGAATACGTACATCTATAATTTCTTCACCTCTACCTAATTCAAAGAGAATTACCACTCGTTGATGTCCACCTATAAGGGTGTTGTCAATATCAATTATAGGAATCTCTACCAAGTTAAATTTTTCCAATGATTTTTTAAGACGTTCTTTATCTATATCAGATATTTTTCGAGGGTTGTATTCGTAAGGGACAAGTTCCGAAACTTTTCTTTGTACAGTGTACCACTCTAATGGTGCTAATAATTCATTCATATTTCAAAATTTATTGTTAATACTTCTTGTCTTTTTTTGTTTTTAGTATGACTACTCCCTAAGTGTAACAATACTTTATGTTGTTTCCAAGCAAACTCATTAACATACTTTTCCAGCTCTTCATTCTGATAAGAACTCAATATAAATTTTCCCTTAATCTGTGATAAGGTTTTAAGAAGTTCATTAAAATGCTCCTGAGTATATCCTCCGTAATGCCCTTGATTTGCTCCTATATAAGGAGGGTCTATATAGTGAAAGGTGTTGGGGGTATCGTAGCGAGCAATTATTTCGGTGGCATCATTGTTGTCAATTTGGACGCCTTGAAGGCGTGCCGAATAGGTGTCGGTGAAGTTGGTGATTTTGTTCTTTAGAGATGATACATTCTTGCTACTGGTAGTAATGCGACAGTTGCCTACTTGGTTAGAGAAACCGCAGTTAGTGGCGTACCAAAACGCCCAGGCGCGTTGCACTTCAGTGAAAGCAAAAGGAGCGTGGTAAATAACGAGGGCGGACTTGTAGTCTTCACGGCTCACAACAGACTGTTGCACAAGGGTTTGGAGTTCAACAAAGCGGGTTTGTAAAACTTTATAAAAGTTGTAGACATTAGCGTTGAAGTCGTTGATAATTTCAGTTTTGACGGGTGTTTTTGCCCAAAATACTGCTCCTCCGCCAAAGAAAGATTCTGTATAAACTTCGTGTTTAGGTATTAATGGCAAAATGTAAGGAAGCATTGTTTGTTTACCTCCATAATAACTTATAGGTGTTCTTTGCCAAATTTTTGATATAGATTTCATTAATTTAATTTTTTAATTTGAATTAATTTTGTAATTTTGCCACTCCTACATCTAAAACAAAAATAGCCAACAGGCGGAAAGACCTAAGTCCTCCGTTGCCTGTTGGCTTATTATTTAAAAGATGTAGGAGTTTTTTATTTAATAACGGAGGGCTTTTTTTAATTTTCCTCCTATGAGTTTACTTCATAATTATTTGTTTTTCATTTCTATGAATAGTAAGATTATTAAGTTTTTTTCTGAGGGACAGCTTCCGAAACTTTTTTTTCAATTTTTTTTATCAATAGCTTCATCTGTTCCAATTCTTCTGTTTTTCTCAATATTTTTTCTTGTAAGGTAAAGTTGCCTCCCCCACCCTCCAAAGGGGGAACTGTGTAGGTTGCTTGCTCGCGCCACTTCTTTAGGCTCTTCTCGCGTGATACGATGTTACTGCGTAGGGTGTGCAGGCGTTGCACAAGTTGTACAGGAGAAAGGTGCTGTAGTTTATCTGGCAAACCTCCTTCTGCACCCTCCAAAGGAGAAACAGAGGTAAGTATACGCTTATACTTCGTCCAGTGGTTGAGCACGGCATCGCAAGTATCCATTTCCTCAAAGAGTTGCCACAGCTGTTGTTGCAGGTTGCGGGCTTTCTCTTCCTCCTTGGCGGGCAAGGCGTTGAGAGCGAGCTTTAACGAACAGGCTTGTAGCCAATGATTCTTCTTAGCTAAGTAGATAGGGTGTAACGTTGGTGGAAAATCAGCAATCAGAGGAAATGTATCTTCTTTTGGTTTAGCCTGATTTGAATGACTTTCCTTAATATCCTTTAATTTGCTAATTCTCGAATTTGTTAATTTACTCATCTCCCTTCTCAGCTTCGCTTCATTCTCGAGGGAGTAAATGTGAGAAACGCCTTGAAGATTGCCTCCAAGGCGTTCAAATTCGCTGAGTAAACGCTTGTATTTTTCGCGGTAATTAATCACTTTTTTCCTTTTGTACGGGCAAATTGCCATTTACCCCTACCTTTTTCAACGCCAACGCCTTCTCCAAGATAGGTACATCGGATGGATATTGGTTTTTCTTCTTTTCAATAAGCCTTTGCAAAGTCTCAGCACTGGCTTTCTTCAACAGTTCGGCAGCAGCTTCTTCCAAGGCTAAGTATGGGAAACCTGTAAGGTAAAGACTCATTGCGTTGTAAGGTATTCTGCTTAAGTCGATTACTTGCAAGCCTCCTCCTAACTCTCTGTCTTGTGTAAAGTAAGCCTTACCGTCAGGGAGTAGGCTTTTAAAATATGTGTCTACTCCCTTTTCTGTTTCTTTCAAATCGCCTGTGCTACTTGCACTAAGCTTCTGCGATAACTCCTGCATACTTGTACAATTTAGAGTTACATATCAGCTTGAGGGTAATACCGCTGTCGTCTTCGGCTTTTTTGCCTGTAGTAGCTTCAGCACTCTCCATAAATGCTCCATTAATTTTGGTGCCTATTACCCAAAGCGTACCTTGAGCATCAGGCACGACAAAAGTCATCGGTACATTCTTGTAGCGACTTATAAAGTCGAGCGGTTCCGCATTGAAGCGCGGTATCTTAAACTCAAATTCTATCTTCGCTTTCTTATTACCTGCATTACCTACAAGAGTAGTTTTGAGCTCTCCTTCGTCAATCTGCACGTCAATTCCCTTCCATTTCTTATCAGTAAGCAAGGTAAAATTGCCGTCTTCAATCGTGTTGGCTTTGCCGAGTTCGCCTGTATTGGCAGGCAAGATGCATTTATCGAGGAACGCCGTAGGGGCGTAGAAAACACGGGTACTGATGCCTCCGCTCACTTCATCGTTAGGACAAGCGTCGAGGCTTTCGTGGGGTACGTTATCGAAACAATTTTTTGCCATTTTTTTAGATTTTAAAGTTTAACAATTAGGGGTGAGCGACCGCCAATGAGTTGCAAGAGCAAATCCTCATCTTTAGCAATTTGTTCTTGAGTGAGTGCTTCACTACCAATAAGGAGCATTTTAGGAGCGTCGTCAGCAAACTTATAGTGTACTTCACGAAACTCAAATTCTACTCCTTCTTGTGGAGTTTCTTCCTGAGACTCTTCAGTAACTTGTGCAGTAAGAGCTTCTTCTCGCTCGTCGAGTTGTGATTCACGCTCAGTGAGTCGTAATTCGCGCTCTGTAAGGCGTGACTCGTATTCATTGAGATATTCTTCTCGTGCGTTGAGTTGTTCTTCACGTTCGTCAAGAGCTTGTTCTCGCTCGTTGTCAATATTAGGCGAATTGTCATTCGCCATTACAGGGGTTTCTTTTTCTTTTGCCATAATAGTCAATTTTGAAATTTTTGAGAATTAGAAAATTAGCAAATTTACTCATCTGCTAATTTTCTAATTAATTACGCTTCCAATCCTTGTTCTTCAGGATAATACAACTCATTGAGGTCTTTGTTATTCAAGCCTCGCTTCTTAGTACCATCTGGGGTGTACACATAAGTAAGCTCATTGATAGCAAAGTCATACCCTAAGGTAAATTCACCCATAATGTTCAAGATACGTTTTTCTACTTGTACATCGGTGATAGTTGCAGGATTGTCGATGATGTCTACCATCTTTACAAAACCATTTTCAACGGTTGATACAATCGTACCTTCTTTAAGATTCGGGATAGCTACAATATCGCGCTTGCCTAAGCGTGTTTTGAGTGCGTTGTCTTGGAACTTGTTTTGACCAAATTTGTCTTCGTAGGCAATTTGGTAGTTCTCAGCATCGGTAACGCTCATAAAGATTTTTGTTACTTGGTTCTTCGATACCGCAGGCAAGGCACGTTCGTAAGCCGTTACCACATCTAAGATATTGGTAGCCGTGATAGCATCGGCAGGAATGAGGAAGTAGGGGTTGGCAGTATCTTTCAATCCCTTGGCGATAATTTCGTTAAGCCCATCCATTGAAGTGCCAAACTCAGGGGTATCAATACCAATCTTATTGGCATCGTACTTACCAATAACCGAAAGGATATTCACGTCCGAAATAATCTTCTGCAAGAGCAAATCAATCGCGTGTTTTGAAATCGATTTATCTTTGAGTGATTTTCCTTCGTCATACATTTCCTCAAGTACTGTCCCGAGAATTTCGGCAGGGTCGAGTTCAAAGTCTACCTTCTGATGGTAATTTTTCATCACCTTTTTGCGGAATTGCACTTCGCCGTAAGGAGTCCACTTCTTGGAGTTGAATCCTTGTACCACGTGCCCGATGAGCGAATGTAGTGATACGTATTCGCCTTTCACCTTAGTAATAGTGCGCGAATGACGGTTGAGCAAAATCTCCTTAGAGAGTATAGCTGCTTGTAGCAACTTAGGTTTGGTGCTGATGTAGCGAAGCAATTCGTTTTTGATTTGCCCCACTTTCATAGTTTCTTCTTTTGCCATAAGTATTAAATTTCGTTTAAAAATTTGTTGTGAGCATCGTTAGGGTCTAAATACCCGTCAATAAGTCCGTTGCCTTCCGAAGCCTCTTTGCCGTCGTTACCAGGGAGCGAATGGGCAGGGCGTTCGTTCAATTCTTTCTGCAACTTTTCAGTTTCAGCAGTAAGAGCCGTTACTTGTTCGGTAAGAGCTTCTTTCTCGGCAGTAAGGGTAGCCTTTTCAGCCGAGAGCGTTTCATTGTCGGCTTTGAGGGTTGCCATTAGTTGCTCAAGGCTCGTATTGTCGACAGCGTTTTCAGCAGCCTCAAGAGCTGCTTCAATTTTGTCGAGCTGCGATTCTTTTAGTTCAGTAAAGTGTTCGCCCCCTAAGAGAGGTTTCTTAAGGTCGAGACTTGTAAGAGCCAATAGGGCGGTGATTTTTGAGTGTTTCATTTTTTTTAATTCTTAATTTATTAATTGATGAATGATTTCGTCAAGGGTCATTATATCATCGATAAGTCCAATTTCTTGGGCTTTATCAGGCATATATACATCACCTTTGAATACTACTTCGTTTACTTCGGGACGAAAAGCTTTAACATCGCTCAAAAAACGGGCATTAAAGTCGGATAAGTTTTGCAATACCGCTTTGTCATCACCTGTTTTAAGAGCACGCCAAGCTTTGTTTTTATCGATGCTTTCGGGGGCGTAGAGTTCGTAAATTTTCGCACCATATTTTTCCAAAAGAGGGGCAAAATCCTGTGCACTGAGCATTGTGCCTATACTACCAATACACTCGGCAAAGGGGGCGGCTATTACCTTGTCGCACGCACTGCCAATCCAATAGGCAGCACTGCACATATAACCCCCTGTATAGGCAATGGTAGGTTTCTGCATAGAGCGAATGGTGTGAGCAAGCTCCTGAGTACCGCTCACCATACCGCCCCCGCTATCAATGTCTAAAACGATAGCGGTTACGGAAGGATGAGAATCTAAAGATTTTAAGAGAGAACTAATATATTGAGTGCCGATGTAGCCGTAGGAGGTGTATTTAACGATGGGGGATTTTAAATCTACAATTACGGGAAAAAACTTGCGCCCATACTGTAGTGAGGCATTACGCTCTTGAAAATCCCATTGATAGACTTCCTCATACCAATGAGAGCTCTCAAAGCCACCCTTACGGAAGGCTAAGAGGAGCTCGGGGAGCTTCTGAACTAAATAACTATGATTAATCGAAAAGAACATATTTAGATAACAGATTTACAGGGCAAAATTATTGTAAGGGAGGCAAAAAGAAAAGGACACGGAATTTCTCAGTAATTTTGCTAATATTTGGGAAGATAATTGTTTGCCCTGTAAGGGTTACTATATAGGTGTCGGCTCCTTTGCCATTGTCGGTAATATTGTCATCTACAGTGAGGGTAAAGGGTTCGCGGGCATTGCCTACGATGAGCATTTCTTGCTGCGAGACGAGAGCCACCACGTACTTACGCTGTTTATGAAAGCTGATGAGTTTCTTACGAGTTTCTTTAGACAAATCGTAAATAGGCAACGATACTTGTACATCAAAGTAATCGTTGTGATTTTGTTTCTTGATACTCACCTTGCGGTTGTAGGGCGTAGGGTTATGTAGATCAATACGCAAGAGATAGCTATTAATATCAGGGGTAAGGGCGCGCAGGTTTTGATTGAAGCTGAGAGAAGCAGCATCAAAGAGGAGCACGTGTGAGATTTCTCGAGTAAAGGGTTCGGGGAGATTACAGACATCTATCATAATTAACAGATTATATTGCAAAAGTAGTCGGTTAGAAAAGAGTGTGAAAGGACTTTTATAGGTAAGATATAAGAGGTAAAGGATAACGGGAGGCGTTGTAGAATAGGGGATTTCGAGATATAGGCAGTATGTTGCCAGTATGTGAGCAGTAGTGGAGCTGTAATGAAGCTGTAGGAGAGTAGGAGGAAGATTTTAAGAAGCTAAAAAGCAAAAAATAAAAGGTAAAAGACTATAAAACAAACTTTTATCTTTTACCTTTTATCAGTTATTAATTAAGGGACAACTTTCGAAATTTTTTATTATAACATTTCTATTTTTCTCAGTTTTTCGATGTAGAAATCACGTATTCGTTGATAAT